GGCCTTCTCTAATATATTCCTTGGCTTCATTCCCACTCTTGAGATCTTGTTCTGCACTCCTCGGGCCAAACCCCAAACTTCTTTAGAGTATTTTGGTGGCTGGCTCGAATCTTTCAAAACTCTTTTTGCCCAGGCAAGAAGTGGAGCAATTGGAGGCGTAAATGGCCTTGCACCCTTCTCTATAATCGGCGCGTGAGGCGCATAATTTCCCAAAATAGCACTTGTTTCTGTTTCAGTAAAATCCCAACTTGAAGCATACGATCCCGTATCAACTGGGCTTGCCGCCACAAGGTCAGGAATTGATCTCATAATTCCACTAACAACAGACGCCTTTTGTTCCTTCAGCGTAGCCTCTGAAAACTCCTTAATTTCTCTTGAAAAGTTTTCTAGCTGTACCGTTTTGGCCATTTAAAACCCTGTAGATTGTTTCTTTATATGCGCCCATTCCTTATAAGCTCTCTGCGTAGCTGCGCCGAGAGGAGCCGGAGCTTTTTTCTTGTCTATTTTCTCTCCAACTAAGTCTTTTGCAGCCATTCTTCTAACTTTAGAAGAAGTTGATCTTCCCTCGGCGAATCCATAAAGGCTAAGTGCAGACATTGCACCAATTCCAGCAACAAGCAATCCCATGCCCTTGTGCTTTGTAAACTTTGAAGCGACAGCTCCAGCAGCCGCAACAACTAACGAAGCACGACCAGCCTTTACGCCCTGTTTTGATAATTTTTCGTCCCTCTTTGCCGTTTTCTTCATGTATTTGGATCCCATTTTACCAATAGCAACGCCTTTTAATGCCTTCTGAACAGTCGCCTTACCATCATCTTTTATAGGGATAACCTTGCCTCTAACTCTTATAAATCGAACCTTACCCTCTTGAGCAGCCATATTACTTACCTACTTTTGGCTCCAGTGCGCCCTGAACCATAACAATACCGCCGCCCAATTTCTGAGCTTCTTGGCCTCTGGGATTAGACACGCCCATTACAGTCTGACCCTTTAATGCCCCGCCTAGTCCCTGTGGACCTACTGCATGACCGAATGCAACTGGCTTCTCATAATGTCCTGACCCTGGTTTTCCTGCCTCATTTGATCCATCCATACTCAACCCCTCTCGGTTTCATCTTGACTTACTTTTCTAATTTGAACATCCCATGTAACTAATTTCTCAACCACATTAACACAAGTGTAATAGTGTTTTCCTAACTTATAAAACTTTTCTTTGTTCTTAGTATTAGTGATAGTCTTTAGTTGGCTCTCAGTGTATTTCGGCGAAATACCCTTTAAAATTAAGTCACCGGACTTAACCGCACCTGCCTCAGTTATATTTACATTATGGCTATAATCCATAATGCCAGGCGTAGGCATAATACGAGTCAAAACATCAGTAAACGTACCGTCACCTTGCCGCTGACCGCTCCAAGTCCGCTCAACAATATCAACATACGATAGCTGTGCGCCAATGCCCTCTCTAATGCCTAGAATCTTGTCTATGCAACCAGAAAGGCTTGCGCGTAAATTACCACTCACGACACCACCGATACCATATTTCCGCTAGATTTCGTAATAGGTATGTCCAAGTGATCTGAAAGCTCTCGAATCAAGCGCATACGCTCCTTCTTGAGCATTTCAACCTCTCGTGGATTCATATCAATGTTGTCCACGCTCGAAGCGGCAAGCCTACACTTAGCTTCGTCCAAGCATTTGTCATACATCTCAAGGCGCTCTAATAGCCCTTTGGCTATGTTCTCAATGTCTATGTTAAGAGTAGACCCCAGCCGATTATTTACTATTGAATTGTACTGACTAGACCCACTCACTAAAGTGAGTCCAGACCAGCCAAGATAGAAAACGACTTTATGCTTTTGCTTGCTTGTTAGGGCCACGCTTTTTTACCTCTTGCTTTAAAATAGGTTCCTCTTTTTTCTTCGGAGGAGCCATCTTCTTTTTATTGCGGTTTCTAAGCATCATTCCCATGCTATTTTACCGCATAGTGAACGCAAAGCATAGCTCCGGTCAAAGCAACATTTGTTCCAGCATCGGTTTCATCATAAACAACCGTTAGAATAGCGCCTGAAGCAATGTCTCGTTGAGCAGTAACTAAATTAAGCGGCTCTAAAGTGTTTGCAAGAAGTCCACTTTCATGAGCAGCTCTTGAATCAAGTTCTGCTACAACAGTCGCTCCTCTTCGCAACTCAACACTCACGTAATTAGTATCACTTGCGGTAACAGTACCACCGTTTACAAGAGAAACTGATAAAACTCTCCAGCCCTTACCGCCGACTGCGCCACCCAAGAGAGTAGCATCTACGCTAGGGCTTCCTAGAGCAACACATCTAGCCTGTGGGTTATTCTCGTTATTTAAAGCGGCGTTAGCCACACACATTGTAAACATCACCATTAAACTTAATAAATATTTCATTTTTTCTCCTAAAAAGATAAAATAGCGGGGATTATTCCCCGCCATTAATTATGTATAAACCAACTTGGCCGTTTTAAGATCATTCGAATCAATCTTGCTGTGGAAAGATTTTACAGCATACCATTGGTTACCTGTGAAAACCCACTCTCGCGCAAGAATGTCATAGTCTGACTCAAGCTCCATGTCTTGCTTCAAAATGTAACCATAAGGATCTAGCTTATGAACATAAGAAGTGCCCGCAGCTACTGAATCAACTTCAAAAACCGCCATGCCCAATAATCGGCCAGCATAACCTGGAACCTGAATCATCGGATCAAGCGCATCTGCCTTTAACAGACCCGCAGTTGAATCGTTCATTACGTCAAGCATGTCTAGAGAGTTAATATGCAAAGCAACTGCATCTTTATGCAAATCGCCGAACGCAGTAACTTTACCGCTGTTTATTGATCTAACATTCTTTCCCGTAACAGACATTGTTGGCGCAATAAAGTTACCAACAGAAGACAACTCAGTTAAAAGATCAGCGTCAAGCTTCTCAGCATGAACACGACCAATTTGAGAGGTGATCTCTTGAATAACTCGCTCTGTTCGAGCTGCACTTACTTTGAATGATTTTTTTGTGATACCAACTGCCTTACCCACTTCTTTTACAGTCGCGCTAAAAGAATCATCAGACAAAGAATCAACGCTCAATGACGCTGACTCTGCTGGCTCTTCTGCCGCACCTATCTTTTTAAAGTAAGGAAAGTTAATTGTTGTACCCGGCTCTTGCGTAAGACTGTCGTCGTTCATTGCAATTGCCCCAAAAACTAACTTTGAACGAAAATACGCTGAAATATGTTCTTTCCACACCTTCGGTGCGAAAACGAAATCTGTACTTGCTGTAGCGGCCATTTTAAACTCCTATTTATTTTTTAACCTTAGCTGATCGCTCCTGAGAGACTAACTGCTTATATAGAGCTTCGTTTTTAGAAAATAAAAGGCTTCTTTCGTTTATTCCCATAGCTGAAAATTGCTCCAAAGAAATACCGCCCTGCTGTTCAGGAGCCGCACCACCCTCTTCAACGCTAGTTGAAGTAGCGCGAGACCGTCTCGCACTCTTAGCAATAACATCTAAATCTTCTTCAGTTAATTCCCCGCCGTCCTCAAGACCGCCGAGTTTTTCCTGAACAAGAAATTTGAAATAAGAAAAATCTTCTTTTAAAATACCGTACTCTAAAGCAGCCTCAGTTAAGGCATTGTTAAGAACCAATTGTTCATTTTGACTTTGCATGGCTTCTAGTTTCTTCTCCGGTGGCATATCATCCTCCGTAGAATCACCAAACATTCCCTTAAGCCCCTTCTCTACTTTAGAAAATCGCTCTGAAAGACCAGTGTATTGAGTCTCTAACTCCTTAGACTTAGTTCTGTACTTAGCGTTTTCTTTTCTCAGATTGTCTATGTAGACCTTCTGATCTGTCGACCAACTTGGCTCCTGATTACCAGAATCAGTTGTTTCTGTGGTCGTCTCAGTCGTGGCCTTAGCCACAACATTTTCTGTGCTATCTACTGCCTGAGTAGTTTGCGTTTCCATAACTGTAACTCCTTCGGCGCCAGGCCGTTGTTAATGTTTATTCTAACATCTAAAATGCTAGAATATTTATTTAATATACTCGAAGCCTACCACCAGGCAAAAACCCAGCAGAACGCTTGTTCCAACTCTCTCTATATGGCACCAGGATTGAACGATCATTGGGCCTGTCCGGAGGAAATTGAAAGACTCTCTTCTTGCCATTCCATGTGAACACAAAAGGCTGATCAATGTCCACAACTGGATTATCTTTTGACAAAGCCTTGCTATCTTCACCCGTTCGCATATCCATCGGATGCATTAGAGATTTCTTTAAGTCGGGTATAGTGTTTTCCTGAACCTTGATCATGCCCTTCATTTTAGAATAGTTGTAAACCTGATGCATCTCCGTTCTGACGATCCTATTTAACTTCCACTCTTCACCCATGAAATATCGACCAACGTCTGACACTAAGCGGCTAACAGTTCTATCCTGTGTGTCCCGCATAATCATACTTTGAGCTATATTTGATGTTATTTGTGCTCTTAAAGCAGAAGAGTAGGCATCTATAGAAGCCTCATATTTATTAACCAAGAATGTTTTTGAATCAATAACTCCTAAGATAGCCTCGAAATTAAGGGGAGTGACAGAACCCTCGAAGTGCTTGCTCCATTTAGTGATTTCTTTAACAAGATGGCTTATTCCAACGGTTGCCATGATCTCGCTTGAGTCAACCATGCCCCTTTTAAGGTCTCTATTGATCGCCCTGATCGCAGCATCGACCTGAATCAATGTCACATTCATTTGCTGCTCTGTAAACGTGCCTGGCGGTATGGCAAGCAGCCTGTCCTGAAGCTCCTGGCGTACTTTTCTAAATATCTTCAAAAGCTTTCGCTGTTCGCTCTCCTCAAGGATGTCCACCTTCTCAATTGAGCTTTGCACTAAGTCCTGAACTGTTGAATCTTGGAAGAAACTCATTTTCTATACTTCTTTGGTAATTGTTTAAGCATTGTCGTTGAAGTAATAAGTCTGCCTGTTGGGTTATTTTTAAGTATTTCCTTAGCCTCTTGACTTGTAACCCTTCTAGTATCTTCACCAAATTGACCAAACTGATCTGCAAAAAATCTTGATCTTGCCTTACGCTTTGGCCCAGCCTTAAATACTCCTGCTCTTCTTCTTATATTAACTTGAGCTGGATGCTGTAAGTCTGACGATCTTAAAAACCTAAAATTAGCCCTTTGTAAAAACTTAGTAGCCCTTGCAAATAGACTTTTAGATATTCCCTTTCTTCTAAATTCCTTTGGAACGCGAACGTCTTGAATATATGCCTTATTCCCCTTCTTTGGTATTTGCAAAGTCAATTGACCCATGAAGCCACCTTTATGACCAGTAGCTATTATCTTTCTGGTTTTATTTCCAATACTAGATGCGTCGGCTATTTTATCCGCAACATTAGATATGCGAATTGGAACAATCCTGCCGCCTATCTTTCTAAACAAGACTCGGCCTAGCTTAGTCTTAATCATTACTTTATCTTGCCGCGACTAAGAATAGATAATAACGCCTTTTTTCCTAATCCCTTCTTAAATGCCGCTTCAGCCGCCTTAACAGATAAAACACCAGCAACACTAGCTCCAACGTCAGCAGGAACGCTCAGTTCTTTACCAGTCATGCCCTTATATAATCTTGCAAATCCTTCTCCTATTAAAATTCCACCAAGACCGAACGCCCCATGCCTCAATATATTTTCAGAAGCAAGTGTCTTTAACTTAAATGGCTTTAAGTTTTTTACAGCAGATCCCATATGTAGTCCCTGAAATGTCAACTGACCCTTGGGACTCCTTTGGCCAAGCTTTCGAGTCTTAGATACTCCCATTTTTAGCTGTTTTCTAGTTAAGTCTCTAGCCGCAAAAACAGAAGATTGAATGTTCTCGCCTGTCTTATATGCAGACCTTAATATTCGACCACTAAGCGTACCACCAGCAACCGCAGTCCCGATTCCACCAGCGAGTAGGCCAGCGCCTTGAGCAAGGTTTTTTCTCTGATCTTTCTTCATTCTTATTGGGACTATTCTTCCTCTAATTCTTCTGTAAACTACTGTGCTATTTTCCATCTTTGCCCCCGTACTTCCATGCGCCTATTCCCGCGCCTATGCCAGCCAATAAAGATACAGCAATGGCCGATCTCTTTGGTAGCCTTCCAAGTAAATAAGTTTTTGCCTTAAGTCTCTTGATCGGATTAAACAAATCCATTGGCCCCTGATTAAGCTCAATGAGTCGCAATCCCTTTTGTGACTTCATAACATCAAATCCCAATATCCCACTTCTCTCTGGAACCATTTTAGTTTTTCTCATAGCAGACTCAACATATTTTGCAATTTCTCGTCTTTTAAATGGATTTAAAACAGGAAAAATCGCACCCATTGTGTGTCCTTTAGAAAATCTTCTGTGTGTTATGCTCGTGGCCTTACCCGCAGCCGTTGTTACTCGATATTCACTCAAGTTTGTAAGCCTTGGCTGAATTAAATATCTTTTAGCTGCAATTAGCTTCTTAGATATTTTATTCTGCTCAGTCAAAAATACATCTTTAGTAGAATTTCTCACGCCCTTGACCATAAACGGAAGTTTATCTTTACTAGCAGCTCGTAACGACTTCTCAGTGAGCATTTTAGCTGGCTCTGCACTATCCTTAAATATCTTTGCAAATTTAATCTTTGAGCTTCCTGCTTTAGTAGCAACATCGTCAAATGATTGAGTCAAAATTGTTTCTTTATCTAAAAAAGAAATACCTTTTGCTTTACTTAACTTATTTTCAAAAAATCTGCGTCCAGCGCGCTCGTTAGCCAATAGTTTGTTTTTAGTTGGTATAGGTATTCTTGATGCTGCATAGGTAGCAGCCCCAACGCCGACACCAACGCCCAAGTTTCTAATCTTTCGATCTTCCTTAGACCTTATCGGAACAATACGGCCTCTAACCCTTATAAATCTAGGTTTGTCTTCCATTTATTTAGACCTTACAGGAACAATTCGGCCTCTGATTCTTCTAAACATAACTTTGCCGCTAGAATACCCTTTTCCTGCGGCAGACTTAGCCTTACCTGCGCCCCACTTGGCAAGTTTAGGCGCAATAATAATACCCGTTCCAACTGTTGCGCCTAGCAATGCGCCTTCGGTCATATAATCTTTTCTATGACCTGGTGTACCCATCATAAACCCTTGAGCTGCACCTACAGCAGTAGAAGCGGCTAATATACCAAATCTTACTTTAGGAAATTTCATTTAAATACCCCGTCCTTGTTTTCTAGCTAATCCAAACGAATTTGATATAGTTCTTCCAACTAGTTCAATTCCAGTTCTTACTCTCTTTGGCCCAAATCTATGTAATGCTGTTATTGCAGCCGCAGAAGCTCCAATTTCAAATACAGTATTGCTTAATCCTCCAAAACTCTTTTTTCCCTTGCCCTGGATTTTCTCTGATAATTTCTTTCGCGCCTTATTAGCTAACAACGTAGACCCCATAACAACGCCAAACCCAACTCCCATATCTTTAGCAACATCCGGAACCCTAATTGGTATTATTCTTCCAAATTTTCTTATAAACCTGACCATCTAAAACCCACCAAAAGGATTAATGACAGGCTGTGCAGCAACCTTAGCAATTTCTTCCTCTACATTAAGAACATCAAAGTCCTTAGCTAGCCACTTAGTTAATGTCTCACGACTAATCAAGCTGGCCGTTGCAGCGGCGCTAGCAACTTGTAACTTTTGTTGCAAATCCATCATTGTAGGAGCAAAAATTGGCGGCCAGTGGAACTCCAAGTCCAAGCTGATCGGTTGATAGCCTGGTGGTATTGGTATCGGAGCCTGGCCCCCTTGTGAATCGAACATCATATTGGCGAACGCCATTTTAAGAATAATAGAAGTTAAATGCTTCTCCATTTGTGGTCGAAGCTCTTCAATAATCTCAACCATAGGGCCATGCAAGACTTCCATAGCCTTAGCACTTTGAGCACTCCCTACGATCTTTTCCGGATCTAATAGCACTACTCTAGTTAAGTCCTGAACATTCAGTCGAATCTTGTCTCTAAACTCTCCTGCGGCCTGAACTCCACTCATTCCAGCCTCTAAGAAATCGGCCTTGCCTTCGCGCCCCAAATTCCAAGCTTTCATGCTAGATCTGATTAGCTTATCAAGCTCATCCTCATCCATTCCGCTAATAGTTAGCTGTGGATCTTGATTGTACTGGATCGCCGTCGACGTTTGTGAAAGTGAATAGTTCAGCTCATCAATAAAGTCGGTGATCTCGCCCACTAAAGACTCTCCATCGATGGAGTTAGGCACATCACAAGTCTTTATCCACTCTGCTTGAACGAACCCTAAGTCATGGTCTGCTACCTTTTGAGCAATAAAGGCTGGCTCAGTATATTGATGAAACTCTGGGTTATCATAGAGCACATCTTTAAACTTACCCAAGTCCATTCTAAACCATTTTTTTTTGGGTATGTTCCGCTGATCTCTGTCGGCCTCATCATCGTAAACATATTGAATCTTCACTGAATCCAAGTTGGCAGAATTGTCAAAATCTGGGTAACACCATTTTGATAAGAAGTGTTGGATTTTGAATTGGCCCCCAACAATCGAGAATCTTAATAAACAAGACCCCGAAGACAAGGCGCGACGAATAGGCTCAAGAATCTTTGACTTAATCTGTGACCTCTTAATAATCAGCCTTATGTATTCCTCAGTGTCCAGGTCTAGTTCTATTTTAATTTCAGGGAATGTTCTTGATCCAACCAATTTATTAGCTAGGCGCGAACATAGCACCTTTGCGTAAGAGTATTGAAGTCTTGGCTGTCTTTGTCTTACAGGAATATGCGTATTATCGTCAGATGTGGATTGATCCCAAGCAGGAAGTTTATCATATTGCCTAGACTCATAATAAGAGTCATAAAGCTCAAGCTCTGGCTTTCTAATTTTATTCTTATTTTTTTGATCGACGATCGTGGTTCCTATGTTATTAGCAGCAGACAACTGTGCTCTGCTTGATATACCCGCGAATCTTCTAGTTTCTGCCATTATCTGCTCCCCATAGGATCAAGAGGTATCGGTTTTCCTTCATATCTATTTGTAACAAGGCTCCAGAGCATTTCTAGGGCATCTGGCCCGTCGTCATGGTCGCCAGAAGGAAATTCCTCTACCATTTGCATAAAATCCATACTTAATGTTCTATTAAACAAAATCCACCCATTATTAACTTTAGGCTCCAGCGTAAAAATGCGCTTTTCTTTTTTTTCGCGCTGATCTATCTCATAAAATGGTACTTTGATTCCCCAATCAGTGACACCTGATTTCTTTCTTTCTTGTTCGATTCTTTTCTTCTCACGCAATATATTCTCTAACAACAGATTGCGATATAGATTATACTCTATCGCAAATTTCTCATAATTCATTACTAAATGATGCTCAAATATCTGCGCAATGTAAATATTCGGCCTAACTCTTTTTGTATAGTCCTTGTGCACGAATAAACGGCCTTTTAAGTCTTTATAGCCCGATACTATGCAACTAAAATCGAGCTTACCACCTGATTTAGACCTAGACTCACCCGTTGCTGGGTCCATTGCCCCATAAGCGTATAAGTCTTTCCAAGGTATGACAGCGCCACTGCTTTCTATTAAGAGACCGTCTTTTGTTTCCCTGTACCAGTGTATTTTATCAAACAATGACTCCTCTGACGGCAGCGGAGCATTTTGCTTCTCTTTCATAAAAGCCCGCTGGCCTTTCTCGACAAGTTCTTTCATGAGAACCAGATAAGACTCTTTTTGAGGCCAAAGAACTTCAGTTCCTTTAAGCATTTCTGTCACGTTACTCCTGTAGAACATATCTGAATTATGTGCCCTTTGCTCATCATCGATGTTCGAGTATATTTTACGCCAATCGTCCCAAAGAACAGTGTTGTCTGCCCAAGCGATAACGGCTTTATATGTTTTTGCAGTGTAAGATGGATTTTTAGTTAACTTCATCAAAAGACTATCCCTGTGCAAAACAGTTCCCACAAGCTCTATATTCGTTCCTATGTCGCCCAAGTTAGAAACAACCTCCTGAAACCAGTCTCTCAGTTTTTCTCTAAGCTCCTCGTTGTGAATTTCTTCTGAATCTTCAACATCATCGAGCAGTATTTTAGTCGGACGCGATTCGCCATAGATAAGACCTCGCATTTCAGTACCTGCACCCACCGCTTGCATAAGAAGCGCATTGCCTTGGCAAGCGACCTCGAACGCTTCCGCGCCAGGGTTAGAGCTAATAAAGTTAATTCCGTAAACGTCATTAAGAAAAGAGTTACCCAATAGCTCACGCCGTATGTTCTTGAGCTTCTGGATAGCCTGGGGCTTAGTTGATGAAATGAACAGTATGTATTTCTCAATCCCATAACAGATGTCGTGAATAGGCTTAAGTAGCGTCTTGATCGTCGATTTTGCATAACCGCGAGGCGCACCATCCACTCGTCTGACGTTTCGCAGATTTTTTTTATAGAACTCGAAGCAATCAGTATGAAATTTGTTAAAAGGCAATCTACAGAAGTGCGAAAAAAACAATATGCAGAATAGCTCAAAGTCGTTTTCACATCTAGACTTTATCGCCTGGTTCAGAGCTTCCTGATCGTGACTCAATTCGCGCAATAGCTTCAAGAACCCTTTTCGCGGCAGATTTACCGTCCGACACATCATCTGGTGATCCATCATTTAACCCCAACATCTTTACCATTATTTCAATGGCTTTTAACTTATCAGCAGGTCGCCAATCTGTAACATCCAATTCAACAAATGCGCCCTTTGACAGCTCTTTTAAGATTCTTTCTCGGCTAAAAAGAACATCTTCTGTAGACGACTTAATAAGTTCGGCCACCCGCGTCGAAATCTTAACCATCCTTAACATTCTCGAGGCATGTTGGTCTGCTGATTTTGCAGCATAGCCGCACCTAATCGCCGCAGCTCCGCCATTTCTATCTTTTAGATATTCGTCGACGAATAGTTGTTGTTTTGGAGTTAGATCCATTAACGCCCCATATCAATAAGCAAGATCCAAGATTGCATCGATGCATTGGCCATATTTAATGAAGTCAGATCGGTCGAACTCTTGTTTAAGTTTAGCCCAGGCATCTTGATCCATATTGAAGCAATAAGAGGCTTTGCCTCTAGAAATTTTCTTTACTTCATCCGGATGAATCCCTTTGAAGCGCAGAAACGCCACGAATTTGATATTTTTGGTATCCATAACATGAAACCTAACCAGGCGGTTGCAGTGCCCAGGCATATTATGATAGCCAAGTCGAATATAATGCAAGCCTATAATTTCATTACCCTGGGTAATGCTCGGGTAAGGTTGCTGAAGCGCGTTAAGTAGCTGATAACACACAGCATTAT